CTGCCATTGTTTAAGTCTTTTTTTTAACACTTGTTCACGTTTCTTTTGCTTGTAGGTTTCCTTAACTCCTTTTGGCATAGCGTATAATCCTTTTGCTACTTGTATGTTGTAGCTTTCTTCTATAAAGTCGTCTATTTGTAGTAAGTCTATTATGTTCTTTAACATTACGGTTGTTGTTGTATAAATATTTGGTTTGCTACTTGCGTTCCGTCTGCATAATCGTAAGTAACAGTCAAAGTGTAAATAGCTACGTTACCTTCTTCGGTTCTTAATCTTATAAAGTCTTCCGTGTTTATGTTGTCTGCGTCATCTTCTGTTGTGATCAATCCAACCGTATCTGTATTTGCTGGTATGCAAACTTCTACCGTTCCGTCTGTTGTTAGTGTGCTTGGCGTTATTGTTACTCCAGCATCACTTGTAGTTATCGTTGCGCTTACTGCACCATTCGGAAATAATATTCTAACGTCTAAACATTGTGCATCGTCTGAAGGTTGCAAAGGTTGTATAGGTTTGCCTCCTCCTTGACTTATAACGTCTGTAAAGTCATTTAACAAAACAAAGTTTACTTCACCTGTTGTAAGGTTTGACTTCATATCGTTAATCATATAACGCTTGTCTCTAATTATAAGTCTGTCGTTTAGCTTTAGGTTTGTAAGTAAGCTTATAGGTAGGTTCGTCTTTACGGTGGTTTCTCTGTTCTTTAAATTGTATAGGTTGCTTAAGTAAGGTTGGTAATAAACACTATACAAAGTGTTGGGTACAATCGCATCTAACAACGTGCTGATATCTGCGTTAAAGTTTAGTGTGTAGTTTACGTTTTGGTCTAACAAGTCTTGACCGAAAGGAACATAAGAAGTTATTTCTTCTGGCGTTGTATTATCTGTAAATCTAAAAGACGTTGTAAAGTTGTCGTATTGGTATAATATAACAGGCTTTGGTGTATATTGGTTTCCGTCTGCATTTAGTGCTTCACCAATTTGCAAAGTAGTACCTTCAAACTTTTGCATCATTAAATTTTCAAAAGGTAGTTCTACTTTAAATTCGCTTCCGTCATAGTCAAAAGTCTGTCTTGTGTTACCGTAGCCTCTGCTTGTTAAATCTCTAAATATTGTATTTGTTCCGCTTTCGCTTTCTTGGTAACTAAATTCAATGTTGTTATAAAGTTTTACTCTGTCTATGTTTATGCTTTCTATGTCCGTGTATTTCGTGATGTCTACAACTGCACCTTTGTCGTACCATTCGCTTAATGGTTCAATCTGAAATACATCTTCTTGCGTACCGTAGCAAGTCAAATTAAACATCTTTAAAATACCAGCAAAAAAGTCTGCTACCTTCATTTTAGGAACGTAGTTTATAACGTTCATTTCAGCAGTCAATGCAATGTTGTTTGCAGTTGCAGTATATTGATTGTATAGTTGGTTGTTATTTGGGTCAAACGAATGTATGCCGTATTGAAAATAGTATATTGTAGTGTCTAACGTTATTGCATCAGTTGCACGAATGTTAAACTTTACTACTTTATTTAAAATTTGATTGTTGTTGTCTGTAGATATTTCAACAATTCCTGTACCTGTTCTTTCTATTGTTTGTACTAATTGGTTGTTTTCAAAAACATCAATAAAGTAAGTGTTAGAATTACTTGCACTTGTTATGTATAATCTTACAATATGTTGTAAAGTTAGCCATTCGCCTAAAGTTGTTATCAATGGAAACATTTGCGTAGGCGCTTCGTAACCATAGCTTAAAGTATTATCTGCTATGCTAAAATATGTACTTGCTGGATTCGTGTTTTGCCCACTTACGTAATTTATTGCAGTAATGTCTAAAACTTCTGGTGCAGTCAAAAAAGAAAAACTATTAGAATTTTGACAAAGTAAATATGCCTTATTGAATCTTGCATCACTAAAAAACGTTCCGCTAAATGTTACTCCGTACCTTGTTTGTAGTGCGTTAAATACTGCAAGTATTTGAATAGCTGGAAATAGTTCATCATAATGTACTGCGCCTGTTCCTGTACTATTGTTTATGTCATTTGCACCACCGTCATCGTATGTTAAACGTCTTGGTGCTATCAATGGATAACGCACAACGTAATTAGTTGCACCGTCTGTTATTCTGTTCTTAATTTCTGTCGCATTGTATGGGTGCGCATATATGTTAAGAAGTGTTAAGTCTACAAGTTTGTCTTCTCCGAATTTGTCTTTTAAGCTTACAACGTCGCCATAAAAAGTAATTTGGTAACTATACGCACGATTGTTTTTTACTTCTGCTTTCTCTAAACTTATTTTACCTGTTCTGAAAGGTGTGTAGTCTATTTCAATATTGGCATTTCGTCTTTTGTTAAAATCTAACGTGCTATCAATATCGTTTTGGTAGAAGTGTTCAAAGATTTCGTTGTTCTTTGTAGAAGCTGGTACGCTAAACGATTGGCTAAAGTCTGTGAATACCTTACTTATGTCTTGAACGTTCTGTTGTGTACTTGTGACGTTTATTTGTTCGTCTTCAAATAAGTCTAACCTTTGTCCTTCTATGTAAACTTGTACCGTTCTCATTATACTACGTTGTTGATTAGATCATAAGCAAAGTCAAACGTCAATTCATAATTCATCATACCATTATTTAAACCTGTCTGCTTTTCTAAACTTTGCGTCTGTACGTTTACAGGATTGTAGAATTGATTGTAGTCGTAGTCTAACAATGTTACGTTTTCACTTAAAAGAAGTTGTTGTAAGTATTCTGCGTAGTTATCGTTTACCCAACCTGTGTTTAGTCTTATGCTTTCGTTTCCTGTCTTGTTAAATTCGTGTATCTGTCCTCCGTCTTGTGTTGGTGAATATGGTAAAGCTTGTGGGTTCAGTTTATACTTGTCTGCTTTTACTGTTACGTTTCTTTTGTTCGCTTTTAAGAAGTATATGCGTGACCAACTACCATATTTGTTTACAAAGTCAATCACTACAGGTTTGTACTTTGGTTCACATACTGGCTTAAATTTTGCAGTCCAAATAACGTTACTTCCTGTGTTTAGTTTTTCTACTTTGTTACCGTACAAGTTCCAACCTGTGTAAACTCTGCCAAAAGACTTAACACCAGCAGAAGTTGCAACGTAGTCTTGTGTCGCTGCCGTACTTAAATTTGTATAGCGTATTGTTTCGCCTACTTCCATTTCAACGTCAAAACTTCCAGCAAGTGCGTTTCCTTGACTTGTAGGTATGTCAGCATCGTAGTTATAGAAATATGTGCCTTCGTCTAAAAGAACGTCTTGCATTACTCTATTCTGTCCTTCCATATATTCACTATAGCCGTTCATAAATTGACCTGTTACGTCTGGCGTAAGTAGTGTATATGTTCCACTTACTTCTTTGTATTTCTTTACTACATAGTTTACAATGTAATTAGTGCTTATGTCTACGTCAAAATAAATAGCTGCGTCATTGTCCCATTTACCGAATGTGTAATATTCTTTTACATATGGTGCAATATCGTAGTACGTGTTTATGTTGTTTGTCGCTGGTATCTTTTTACTCAAAGTGTATTGTGGTGAAGCTGGTTGACTTCCAGTAGTCCACAAAAACAACTCTATCTTGCTGCCTGTTTGTCCTGTTTCGTCTATTTCTATAATGAAAGGTGAACGTGATAAATTTATACTCATTTCTTAAAGTTTGATTTTGTTATTTGGTCAAATAGTTGCTCCATATCTAAACCATATTTTTCTATTAGTTCTTCTGGCAATTTCTTATAATACTTTTCAAAAGGTTTAGTAAAAAACATTGTTGGTTTTATACCTTTTTCAAATATGCTTCTTGCGATTGCAAAGTTTAAACCTTTTCTACTTTTGAATTTTCCTTTTATGTCACGTGGTGCTATGCCTTTTTTTATTGCCCATTTATCAAAAGCTTTAGGTGGTGGCATTTTGTTCGTGTATTTGTAGCCGTCTAAACTCTTACCACTTTTTGTACCTTTTACACCTCTGTCTTGAAAGAAACCGTATTCGTCCATTTCAAAACTTATCTGTATGCTATTTTTAGATTCTTTAACATAAGACTTTAAAGACCTACTTAAATTACCTGTAGTGTTTTGGCTTTTAAGGTTCTTTTGTGCATCACGTATTACGCTATCACGAAAGTTATTTAAAACGTCTTGTATGTTGTTAAATTGTGCCATTAACAAATAGTCATACCGTTAGGAATTAATATGTCTGTTGTCATTGTCCAACCAGCTAACTTATTTTCAAAACGATCAACAAAAGGTTCACAAGTAGGATTTCCGTCTATTTGAAATTTGTCAGTCCATAAGTCACCACGTAATAAAAGTTCGTAGCAACGTGTCAATACTTGTAGTTGTGTGTTCAGAACATATAGTTCGTTGTCATTGCCGTCAAATTTATTTTCTTCTTCGTCTTTTGTTATGTCTACAATATCCATTGCAAGTATTGAAATATTATACCTTACTACGTTGCCTTCAAGTGAAGCCGTGTTTACAATGATATGCACCAAAGGAAATATAGTTTGCTTTGACAAGTCTATGTCAAACAGGTTGCCTTGTGTAACTGTGTTTACTAAAACGTCTCCGTCAAAGTGTGTTTTTAGTTTGTCTATAATATCAAAATAATTCATCGCTTCATTTGTTGTTTAATTTCTCTGGCTTCGATTTCGTGTTTTTGCTTTTTGAAGGTAAGATACGTGAGACATTTAGTAAGTCTGTAGCTTGTGACTTCATCAAACTTTGTAATGTCTCCGTCAGCCAATCCATAGATACTTCCATACCAACCCCAGTTTTTGCCAAATTGGTATCTTTCGCTGAATTGGTTGAATCCGTCATCTTCTTCAGTTCTTTCTTCAAATAAGTCTGGGTAGCTTTCAGTAATTCTATTCCTAAACTTGACAAAAAAAAACTGCTGCTGATAGCTACGTCTAAAGGTGCGAACTTCATTAAGTCTTGCATATCTTCGTTAGGTTCGTAGTCTACTATTTCGTACTTATCTTTGTTCGTGTTTTTAATCGGTCTGTACATAACGCTTAAAGCCTTGTGGTACGTCTTCCAATCTTTCATATAGTTCTCCAAGTCTACATACTCACCAAAGCTTATGTCGTCAAACTTTGGAATAAAGCCAAATTCTATATCTTTGATTTTAAACTTTCTTATCAGTTGTGGCTTTTCACTAAACACTTTTGTGAAGTGTGTGATCAATTCGTTTAAGTGCTTCATTTTAATC